AGGCAAAGCTCAACGTGGACTCAAGCGGTGTCGGCGATCCAATCTATGAGGATTTACGGCGGGCCGGGCTGAATGTCGAGGGCTACAAGTTCACGGCTGACAGCAAGAAGAAGCTCATCGAGACGCTTATGATCGGCTTCGATCAGCAGAAGATTTCGATCCTGGACGAAGGAGTGCAGAAGAATGAACTGGAGATTTTTGAATATCAGATCGGGTCATCGGGGATGGTCCACTATTCTGCGCCCGAGGGGTATCACGACGACTGCGTCATTTCCCTGGCCCTCAGTTACTGGCTCATTGGAGGGCCGCGAGTAGAGCCCCGAATTTGGAGTATATAGCATGAAACTATTAGGGCTGAACATCTCAAGGGCAAGGGAGCGGAAAGAGGATCCGACATGGAAGTCCATCCTGGCGATGATGTATGGGCAGGAGGCTGTCTGGACGCCCACTGACTACGGCAAGCTGGCGAAAGCTGGGTATCAACTGTGCGCCCCGGCCTTTGCGTGCGTGAGCCTCATCGCCCGCTCCGCTGCGGGGATCTCCTGGACGGTTGGGCGCCAGGCTTCGGACGGCGAGCTGACGGAGCTCGATAACAGCCCACTCTCGGAACTCTTGGCCCATCCGAACGAATATGATCACGGGTTCCAGTTCATCGAAAAGGTCGTGAGCTACAAGCTCTTGGCCGGGAACAGCTACATCCTGCGCGTAGGGATCGGGACGCAGCCACCCCGCTTTCTATACGCACTGCGCCCGGACAGGACGAAGGTCAAGCCTGGTGCGAAGGGCGGGAAGGAACTCGTCGGCGGATACACCTATGAGGCAAACGGCATAACGACGCAACTCAAGCCGGAAGATGTTCTGCACCTACGCGACTTCCATCCGCTTGATGACTTCTACGGCCTGAGCAGGCTTGAAGTTGCGGCCCGCTCAATCGATATCTCGAACTCGTCGGCTGAATGGAATGCAAAGATTCTCCAGAACGATATGCGCCCGCCTGGTGCGCTCGTGCTCACGGGCAATCTGACCGAAGACCAGCGCAAGTTCCTTGAGCGCCAGCTTCGCGAGAAGTACATGGGCTCGGGGAATGCCGGGACGCCGATGATTCTGGAGGGCGGATTCGACTGGAAGCAATTCGCCATATCGCCGAAGGATATGGACTGGGTGAATGCCGATAAGTCCAACCTGCGGCGCATCTGCTCCGTGTTCAACGTGCCCTCGGAACTTCTGGGCGACAGCGAGAATAAGACTTACTCGAACGTTCAGGAAGCGCGGAAGGCACTCTACATGGAGACGGTGCTCCCGATCATGGACAACTTGAGAGACGCGCTGAACGCATGGATTGTGCCGCTTTATGGCGAGGGGATCGTCCTAGATTACGACAGGGACGCTATCGAGGCACTCCAAGAGGATCGGGCGGCCAAGTATGCGTACCTTGCCGCGTCCGATTGGCTGACGGTTAACGAGAAGCGGGAGGCTACGGGATACGACGAAGTGGGGCCGGACGGTGACGTGATCCTGGTGGGGATAGGGAAAATCCCGCTTGAGCAGTCTGTTGCTGAGCCTGAGCCTGTGCCGGAGGCCCTAAACCCATTGGCAAGCACAGGGAAGCCCCAGGATGAAGAAGAGCCAGAACCCGAGGGATCGGGCGCGGGTGCCGACGAAAAGGCCGCTACGGGCCCCCTGGCCACCCCCAGGGCCATTCCCGAGCATAAGGCGACGGGATTCTGGGGCAAGCCCGAACGCAAGGAACGGCTCTGGCTGACGTTCGAGGCGCGGGTCAAGGCACGCGAGAAATCGTTCGAGCAGATGGCCAAAGGCTACCTACGCGCCCAAGCCGATGCACTCCGGCAGAGGGCGTCCCGGCTCGGCTCCGTGAGTGGCGTCCATGCGGCTGACATCTTCAGCGTCAAAGAAGAGGCGAAGCGATACGCCCGAACGTTCACGCCCTGGTATGTCGATCACTTCATCCGGGCGGGCAACGCCGGCATGAGGGCATCGAAGTGCGAGCTGTTCGACGACGGCGAGTTCAAGTCGCTGGCGTGGAAGGGCGACCCGAAGAAGCCGACGTCATGGGTATTCACGATGACGCCTGCTCAGGACGCGAAGCTCAAGAACATGATCTTTAACTCGGGCACGAAGGTGAGCGAAACGACGCTTGAGATTGTCGAACGCATGATCCACGAGGCCAATGATTCAAACTGGACGGTCGCTCAGCTCGCCCAGAACTTGAGCGACAAGGCGACAGACCTGGGACCGTGGAGGGCGCGGTTGTGGGCGCGGACGGAGAGCGCGAAGGTCGATAACTACGGAGCTGTCGAGGGATTCAAGGAAACCGAGTTCGTCGAGCTCAAGGGCTGGATGTGTAGTTTTGTACCGGACTCGCGTGAATCGCACATCGCGGCAGATGGGCAAGAGGTCTTGCTGGAAGAGGACTTCAACGTCGCGGGGGAGCGGCTTGAATTTCCCGGCGATCCGCGCGGGAGCGCGGGCGAGGTCTGTAACTGCCTGTGTGGCACGTACCCCGTCGTCGTGTCTATCGGGGAAGGAGGCGATTGATATGTCAAAGAAGATCGAAATTAAGGATTTAGAGTTCAAGTTCACCGTCGGGGGTGAGGATGCCGATGCCGGGACATTCACGGGCTATGCGTCCATCTTCGATATGGTTGATACCTACGGAGACGCGGTTCAGCGGGGCGCGTTCAAGAAAACGCTCCGGGAAAAACAGCAGTTCCCGCTCCTCTGGTCCCATGACATCGCCAAGCCCATCGGCATTATCTCGGGGAAAGAGGACAAAAAAGGCCTGGAAGTTACGGGGCAACTGAACCTTGACGTCCAGCTCGCCCGCGAGATCCGCTCGCTCATGGCTCAGGGTGCCGTGACGGGACTCTCTATCGGCTACAACGCAGTCAAGGAACTCATCGACTCGGAGACGGGCATCAGGAATTTACAAGAGATCAACCTTTGGGAGATCAGCCCCTGCGTCTTTCAGTCGTGTCCCGACGCGGTGGTCGATGATGTAAAAAGCAAGGAACCGGGTGCGGAGCCGGGGCAACCCACTCCACCCACGATCAAGCCGGAAACGCTCCACTTGATCGAGGAAATGACGGCCCGGATCAAGGAATACCTGAATTCATAACAGGAGGAACAAATTGGAAATCGAAAAACAAGTCGCCGATCTTAATGGCGCAATCAACAAGCTCATCGCCGACGTGCAGACCAAGCACGCGGAGATGGAGAACGGGAGGGCCTCGAAGGTAGCTTTCGACGAGTTCAAGGTCAATACCGACAAGCGGTACAACGAACTCTGCGACGAGGTCATCAAGCTCAAGACGCCCATCATCCAGGCCAACGAGGCCGATGTGGCGAAGATCGTCAAGACAAAGGCTTTCCAGGGCTGGCTTCGCAAGGGCAAGGGTGGGCTTAGCCCCGAAGAGCAGAAGGTTCTGACCATCGCGGACTCGGACCACGCCGGAGTGCTGGCTCCTTACGAGTACGTGCAACAGATCATCAAGGCCCTGACGCTCTACTCGCCCATTCGCACGGTTGCGAACGTGAGGCAGACGTCGGCCTATGCCGTCGAGTTCCCGACGGAACTCACGGTCCCGGCTGCGACCTGGATCGCAGAGAGCGCAGAAAAGACCGAGACGACCGGGCTCACCTACGGCCTGACCGAACTCAAGACGTTCGAAATGGCGCAACTGTTCAAGGCCACGCAGAAGATGTTGGAGGACAGCGTCTTCAATCTGGAAGCGGAGATCGCCAGCGTCGTGGGTCGGAAGTTCGGGGTCCTGGAAGGGACGGCGTTCTATTCTGGCAACGGCACCACGGCGCCCGAGGGCATCACGCTCAACGCGACGGTGGAGGCCGATCATCGGGATGTCCTGACAACCGACGTCCTGGTCTTTGACGACTTCATTGGCACGCAGTACCAGCTCGCCTCACCTTACGTTGCAAACGCAACCTGGCTGATGAACCGGACGCTTCTCGGTGTCGCTGTGACGCTGAAGAGCGCGACGACCAATATGTACCTGCTCCAGCCGAATCTCCAGCAGGGCCAACCGGCCACGATTCTCGGCAACCCCGTGCTGGAATGCCCGGACTTCCCGGCTATCACATCCACCGTACTCAGCACCACGCCCGGCGACGACGGCGTCGTTTGCGCACTGGGCGATTTCAGGGCGGGTTACACCATCGTCGACCGGGTGGACATCAACATTCAGCGGCTCGTCGAGAAGTATGCTGAGTTCGGCATGATCGGGTTCTTGGCGCGGCGGCGCGTCGGCGGCGGGGTTCTTTTGCCGGAGGCCATCCAGCTTCTCAAGAACATCAAGAGCTAGGCGAAGGGGAGGCTAAAGTGATCAACACGATTTCGGGCAACAAGGTAGTCAGCCTCCTGACGCCCATTATGGCCAATAACACGGCTGAGGGGACGGGCGTCGCAAAAGACCGGTGGGGGTATGGCGATGTTCTGATGATCGCCCATGTCGGGATTTCGGGTGACACGCTCAGCGGCGCGCTCTACTGGACGATTGCGTTCCAGGAGTGCGACGTGACCACGCCGGGCAGCTTTACGACCATCGCCCAGGCGGACCTTGAGGGAGGGACGCCGACCTGGGTTATCAACGAGCCTACCGAAGACGACATGACCATCACCCGGATGTACCGGGGGACGAAGCGGTATGTACGGATTCTCTTCACGCAGACGGGCACGCACACGAACGGGACGCCGCTCAGCGCGGTGGCAGTCATGGGACAGCCGAATCATATCCCCGTGACACAGGAGACAGAAGTTCAAGCTTAGTTTATCGGGCGGGGAGACGCGACTCTTCCCGCCCATTTTTACAGCGGGAGGTCACCATGCCGATCGAGTTTGACAGGACACCCGGCGGCGTCAATACGCTTCGGGCATCGGGCAAAACCATGCGGGTAAGGATGAAAGAGACGCGGAATGCTTACGAAGCCGGAAAGTCTTATTACCTCCCGGTGGACTTGGCGTTCATGTATATCCGAAACGGCCGGGCCTACGAGGACAAGTCTATCGACAGCCCGCCGGAAGTAAAGGCCGAGCCCGTGCCTGAGCCCGAGAAGAAAAGCAAACGGAGGAAATAATGGCAGACCTGGTCACGCTGGCAAACGTCAAGAGCTATCTCTGGCCGGGGGAGTCTATCACGACATGGGACGCCATCCTCCCCAGCATCATTTCGGCAGTATCCGAGACGGTCAAGCGAGAAGTCGGTTGCGATATCACTTATACTTTTTACCCGGCGTTGCCCGGAACTTCCCCAATGTTCGTCGTGGATTCAACCAACAACAAAATCGACTTCGACGAGGGGGCAGCGGATCTCGTTGGTACAGTAGCCTCGGGAAGCTATATCGGAGCGGCGCTGGCGACGGCTGTTGCGGCTGCCATGAACGCGGCGCCGGGAAGGACGGCCGCCTATTCATGCGTTTATGATGCGACGGCAGGTAAGTTCACTATTTCGGTAACGGCTAGCGTTACGCTCCAATGGAGCTCGGGAGCCAATAAGAATGTAAGTATCGCCTGGCTTCTTGGGTTCATTGACACGGTGGATGTCATCGGCACGGCATTCGTTTCCGAGAAGACGAGCGTTGCGGCCAGGATAAGAGGAGACGGAACATCGGCACTCGCGCTTCCGAATTGGCCCATCGTAGCCGTCATGTCCGTCGTGGATGAGGATGGAACGACCTACACGGAAGGATACGATCAAGATTACATCATCGAGAACCTTTGCCTTCGGAAGGTAGGTCTCGGGGTTTGGTCACCGAAGGAATACTTTGTTTTTTATCAGGCCGGTTACGCAACAATTCCGGCGGATATCGCGCTTATCTGCTATGAGCTGATCGCTCGGAAATGGAAGACGATGAAAGAGCAGGGCTGGGGCGAGAGCGGACGGACGATGCCGGATGGGTCAACGAGCACGGTCAATGCGGACGGCGCGCTGACGAAATCACAGCGGGAGATCCTGGCGAGGTACAAGAGGCCGATCCTATGACTGAAGGCGTTGGGCTTCGCGCTGATTTCAGCGGGGCGATTCGGAAAACAGAAACACTCAAGGCGCTCCCGCGTGCGCACAAGTATCAGGCGACAAGCTGGACTGCCGAGACGGTAAAGCTCCTCATGCGCTCGGCGGCGGATATGCAGAAGTCATCCAAGTACAAGAAGAAAACCAGTATGCTCGGGCGCAACATCGGGTTCCTTGTAGCGGCCGGAGACGAACGCTGGCAGATAGCGATAGGGACAGGGATCGGGGGAAAGCAGAGCGTCCCGTACGCGAGGATTCAGGACAAGGGCGGGACGACGCATCCGAACGTCACGGACAGGATGCGGAAGTGGGCATGGTGGGCGTTCTACAAGTTCAAGGAGGAGCGGTTCAAATGGCTTGCCCTCACGAAGAAGTCTCAGCTCACCGTGAACGTCCCGGAGTCGAAATGGTTCTCCGGCGTAATAGCGGAACAGGAGCCGAGACTGTCGGCGATGATGCAGAAGCCTACGGTCTTGAGGCTTGCGGAGATGATGGCATCGAGCTCCGCGGGGAAATTAGCAAAGTGAATTTAGGAGGATAACATGGACCCAAAAGAAAAAGCGCGGCGCAAGCTGGAGAAGGCGATGCGCCAGCCCGTGAACGACGTGGTTCTCGAAGTTCAAAAGGGAACCATCGACATCAATGACCTTTTCAAGAAGATCGACGAAAAGGTGAGGGAGGCCCAAGATGGGAAAGCTCGTAGCTAGTGCGGTTTTGGATGCGGCCCTTCAGTATCTGGAGGACAACGTGGACTGGATTGCGGTCTGCGAGGGTGCGCCGACGACCTATGAGCACGCGCACTCGAACAAGGGAACGGGCGCGGGCAAGGTGCTGGCTCACAGCGTGACGCCAACGTTCACGGGCCCGGCTGCCGGCGACGGCGGCGGCACAAGCCGCAAGACCACCGTCGACCAGGAGCCGACTATCACGGTCGACATCACCGGCGATGCGGACCACGTAGCATTGGTCAAGACGGGGACGACCGTCCTGCTCTATGTCACGACCTGCACGCTCCAGACCCTGACGGCGGCAAACACCGTAACGATTCCGGCTTGGGATATCGAGATCGGATCGCCGACCTGATTCAAAATCGATTCTTTCCGGGCTGATTCGGAATGGCAACGAAAATCTATCTTCCGTCATCCGGCGCGGAGGCGGTCACGCCCTCGACGTGGAACCATGCGCATCAGGCGTCAACGACCTATACGATAAAGGGCGTTCTAAGCAAATCATCGACTGCGCACACGACGCGACGGACGGCGACGGGAACAACGAACCCCTACACGCAGGCGGTGATGCGGTATGTCATCGGGCCGCTTTCCGCCGTTCAAATCTCCGGGACCGTGAACCTCGTCATGCAGGCGTATGAATCGAACGCCGGGGCGAACGCGACGTTTTCGATAGCGGTCAAAATCATTCAGCCGGACGGGTCGGACCGTTCCGTTCTTTTGGCGGCGACGGCGTCCGACCTTGCCGGAGGCGTTCAGGAGTTCACTACGACGCTCGGAAGCCGGAGGGCTTACGACGTATCGGAGAACAGACCCATCACGTTGACCGCACAGACGCCGACGTCCGGGGATTACTTGGTCATCGAAATCGGTTTCCGCTCCGCGACGGGCACGACGAGAAACGTTGACCTCCGGCACGGCGACACGGGCGCGAATGATTTGTCCGACGCGGAAGCGGACACGAATGATTATTGCCCCTGGGTTGATTTCTCGGGGACGATATCGTGGCTCCAAACGCTCGTCGTGTCGGAATGTTCCCACGCCCACGCACCGGACGCTATCGCGTTGACGCAGGCGCACACGCTCGCTATCTCCGAATCGAATCACGCACACGCCGCCGATGCGCCCGTCCTGACCCAGGTTCATGTTCTCGCGAATCTCTCCGGCGACCACGCGCAGACGACCGACGGAATCGTTCTTGAGCAGGAGGCCGCGTCGACTAACCTGGTCGTATCCGAGTGCTCTCACGCCCACGCGGCGGATTCTCCCGTTTTAACCCAGGCTCATACGCTGGCGGTAGCGGAGGCCGCGCACGGGCATGCAGTCGATTCCCCAGCGCTAACGCAAGCCCACGTTCTCGTAGTTGGTGAGGCCGCACACGGGCACGGAGCTGAAGAGCCCGTCCTGACACAAAACCAAATACTTGCCATAGCGGAGGCCGGACATAGCCATTTAGCCGAGGAGCCCGTTCTCTCTCAGGCCCACGTTCTGACCGTGGCCGAGACTCTACATGCCCAGGCGAGCGAGGAACCCGCGCTCACACAGGCGCACGTCCTGGCGATGGATGAAGCCAGTCATGGACACACGGCCGACGAGCCGACGCTCATCCAGGCATATGTCCTGGCACTACTCGATGCACTTCACGGTCATGTCGTTGACCCGATTATCCTGGCCCAGGCCCACGTCCTGGCCGTGAGCGGCGGGGGCTCCGCCCACGCCGCCGACAACGTCGTTCTCCAAACGGAAACCCCAGGAGGCGTGGAATTGACCGTAAGTGACTGTCTGCATGCCATGTATTCCGGCGAGCCGGGATACTTTATTTATGATGCCGGTCGGTCCGTCGGTTTTCTCGTCGAAAGGTCTAAACGCGAGTTTGATGTTAGGGTAATCGGGGAAAGGTAAACATGACCCAGAAGTTTGTCGACAAGGCAGTCCTCGAGCAAATGAGGATTTGGATTTACATAAGAAAGCCTCATCTCATGGACGGGGAGACAATCCTCACGGCGACGGCGGCCGTGACGCCGTCCGGTCTGACGCTTGTCGGGGATTGCGTTATTTCAGGGGGGCGGGTCGAACAAGTCGTGAACGGCGGGGTCGCAGGTGTGAGCTACCTGGTCCAGTTTACGATAACGACTTCGGGCGGCGATACTTTTTGCAACCCGGATTATGAGGCAATAATAGTGAGGGTGACATGACAACCCCGGCAGAACCACTCAGGCTTCAGATCATCAACAGGATCGTCACGGTCCTTGAGAATATCGTCGCGGGTGACACTTACTTCTATACATCCGGTGCTGTCGTCAAGCGTTTCATCCACTGGACCGAGTGCAAGGCATTCCCGACTTACATGGTATTTGCCGCGCCGGGCGGGACGGTCGAGCTGAGCGGAGCGGCGGGGGATGATAGCGAATACACCGAGGACTTCTTTGTCTCGGTCAAGGGGATCGTCAAGGACAACGTGGACACCGTGACGCGGCTTGAGAACTGCATCGCGGACGTGAGGAAGGCCATCGATGCCGACTCGCGGAGCGGTGCCGCAGGGACGCTGGGCGTCTTGGCCGAGCAGACGAGGATTGAGGACTCGCCGGAAACGGATGACGGATATTTGAGCCTGGAGGGATTCGGGTTCTTCGATCAGAAGATCCGGGTCTCAATCGCGGGCGTCATGGGGGTTTAGCATGAAGATTAAATGGAGCAACAGCGATCAACATCTTCCGCCGACGATGAGGCTGCTGAAAACAGGCGATGTCATAGATACGGAAGAACTTGGCGTCTCCGACGAGACGGCGGGGGACTGGATTGCCGCCGGATTTGCGGAGCACTTTGCGGAACCGGAGCCGATTGAAGCTCCGGTCAAATCCAAAAAAAGGAAAAAAGCCATAGAGGCACAGGAGGTTTCCAATGGGTGATGTAGAAAAACGCCTGAACAGGGCAGCCATTAAGGTCCAGACGGACACGTCGAAATGGGGTACGGTCGTCGCGGGCCTGGACGGCGCGGGGAACGGCATCCTGCCGCTGAATCCCGGTGTTCCAAAGCGCAACGTCCAGATGATTGAAGATGAGAGCGCGTCGGCTTTCGATGTCAACCTGGACGTCGGCAATTATGGCGTCTCGGATTTCAGCCTGGACTTCGATTACAGGTGGGACGGCTTAGAGAACCTCCTGCTTGGGCTCCTCATGGGCGTCGATGCGTCCCCGGCTGCGCTTGGTGGCGGAGCCTTCTTGCACACGGTCACGCTGGCGAACTCGGCGGTCGGCCTGTTCGCGTCCTATGCGATAGAGAAGGCGGCCGAGGTACACACGATCCCCACCATGAAGGTCTTGAAGGCGACCTTCTCCACCAGCGGCGGTCTACTCAAGGCTGTATTCGGCGTGCGGGGAAGCCATATCACCAGCGGGACGGCGACGCTGGGTTCGACAACGGTTCCGGTCAATGCGCACATCCGGGCCAAGTTTCAACAGGCCGTGTTTAGGATGAACGACTACACGCTCGCGGGCGGGGGCACGACCCTGGGCGCGGGCCATGTCATCAAGCCGAAGGCGTTCAGCCTTGAACTTGAACGCAAGATGGATACCGAGCACGTATCCGGGCAACAGGTGGTCATCGAACCCATCGAGAACGACAAGCCGAGTGTGAAGCTCACGATGGAGTTCCCGCGCATGGATACAACGAACGCCGCATACTTCGCCGAATGGACGGCGGCAACCGACAAGAAGGCGGACATTATCGTGACCGGACCACTTGCCGATGCTACTCACCACTATGTTCTGAACATCCAGCTTCCGCATCTCATCATCGAGGATGTGGAATACGCAGACAGCAAGATCATCCCGGCGAAGATCGTCCTTCGGGGCGCGATGGCGGACGTGGCCCAGACCGGGCTGACGGGACTCCTGCCTATCGGGATTTTCGTTACCAACCTTCGCACCACGAGCTTTGTCGCGTAAGGGGAGGGCAACATGGCGGACATTGAAAAACGGCTAAACAAGGCGGCGGTCAAAAAGGCTGCGGACTGGGGGACGGCCGTCGATACCGATGCGGCCGGGATGGGGTTCCTTCCCTTGAATCCCGGCGCCCCGAAGGCGGCGGTGCAGATGATGGAGGATGAGAGCTACGGCGCGTTCGAGACGAACCTCGATGTCGGGAGCATCAATCCCTCGGACTTCGGACTCGATTTCGACTACCGATGGGATGGGCGCGAGAACTTATTGCTGGCCATGCTCATGGGGACGGCGGGACTGCCGGGGATGTATTTCATCGTCAGCAATGCGAACCACCACATCGATTTCGAGGAAGCGGCGGGGGGCGAAAAGAACGCGGTGCTGACAAATGGAACATATACGGCAACCGCAATCTGCACAGAGATCAAGACGAGGCTCGAGGCGCTTTCTAATGGGACCTTGACATACACGGTTACCCATAACGCGACAAACAGAAAGTTCACGATTGCGACAAGCGCAACTTTCAAGTTGTGGTGGAACAGTGGTACGAACAATGCGGCGGCAGCCGATACCCTTCTGGGTTTCGCGGCCGACCTGAGTGGGGCGATAACCTATACATCATCCGCGGCGGCTGTCGGACTGGCGCTCAATTATCTTCATTCGTTCACGCTGAAGAACACGGCGGTCGGACTCTTCGGCACGTACGCCACGGAAAAGGGCGCTACCATCCATACCGTCCCGACGTTCAAGGTTATGAAGGGTTCATTTTCCGTGAACGCGGGGCTCATCAAGGCGACGTTCGGCCTGCGGGGCATCAGTGTCGTGGACGACTCGGCGCTCCCTGCGGCCTTTACCTCGACGACGGTCGATGGCAACACGCACGCACGCGCGAAGTTTACACAAGCCGTGTTCCAGATGAACGCACAGACCGGCTTGGACTTCGACGGTGGGGGCGCAGACATCATCAGACCCAAGTCATTCACCCTTGAGATCGAGCGGAAGATGGACTCAGAGCACGTCGCGGGTGTCCAGACAATCGTTGAGCCGGTTGAAAATGACAAGCCATCCGTCAAGCTGACGATGGAATTTCCCAGGATGGACACCGCCAACGCGGCCTACTTCGCCGAATGGATTGCTGCGACGGAAAAGAAAGCGGATCTCATTATCACCGGCCCGGCTATTGAGGGCGGATATAACTACTACCTGAAGTTTCAATTCCCGAGGCTCATCATCGAGGACGTTGAGTATGCGGACAGCAAGATCATCCCGGCCAAGATCGTTCTGCGTGGGGTGACGGCGGACAGTCCCGGCCCGACGGGCATGACGGGATTGACACTTCCCGTCTATGTCGGATTGATGAACGGCCGGAGCGCGGACTATCTCGCATAAGAGGAGAACATGGATATAAAAAAGCTACAGCCAGAGGCTGAAGTCACCTATGCCCTCGAAACGACGGGTGAGCCGATCACCATCTCTTTCCGCGTCGGCTTCATCGCGCTTGACGCGGTGCAGGATTACGTCAACGAATCCAGGGACGGCACGCGCCCTCCCCGCATCTCGGACGTGATCCGACGGGCCGTGAGCGACGCCATACACGGATGGGACTTGACCGAGGGCGACGCGGCGCTTCCCTGCACACGCGAGAGCAAGGACAAGTATCTCCCGCTCCTCTTCGGGCTCAAGGTGCAGAAGCCCGAGGCCGTGGTGGATGATGTGCTGGTCGATCCGGCGGCGTCCGTCCTCGTGCGAGAGCTTGCAGAGTTTGCGGGCAACCCGGAGAACTTCCTAAAAAATTAAATGCCTATCTCGGCTATTACATCGACCGCTGGGAGTCGATCCTAAAGCCGGAAGATCACCAGCACGGGATAGGCGAATCGACAGGGGAATGCGTAAACTGCCAACTTGATGCGATGGCGGCGAAACTGAGCGCATTCGAGGTCGGGGCGTGGAACTGGTACTGCGAGAACGTGAATCACTTTACGCTTGAGGTGGGGATAGTAGCCGACGAGTTTCGGCGTGCGGGGCTTCGCGGCCCGGCGCGGAGGCTGGCGCTGTCGGCGTTGAACGCTGTCCACCTTGCATTCCAGGCTGTCGCGGCGGAGCGAAGGAATAAGGCTCAGGGAGAATCGAATGGCTGACGTAAAATATATCGTCGAATGTGACGCTTCCGGGGCCTTGAAGTCTATCAAAGACCTGGATGGGGCGATCAATCAGGCCGCCGGAACGACGGCTAAGGCTGGCGGATCGTCCGGGCCATTCGGCAGCCTCTTCGCTCAGTTTACTGCCGGGACGCTCGTAGCCTCTGCGCTTCAAAAAGGGATCGGTGCACTTAAGGGCGTTGTCGAAAGTTCAATTACGGCCGCTATCGAAGCTGAGCAAGCCGAGAATAATCTGAAGGCCGCCCTAGAGATCACAGGCCGGACTGTTGAAGGGAACATCCAGCACTATAAGAAGTTCGCCGCTGAACAGATGCGGGCGACGACCTACACGGATGAGCAGGTCATGGCCAGCCAGGCGCTTCTCCTCCAACTCACGAGCCTTGACCAGCAGGGACTTGACCGGGCGACGAGGGGCGCGATGGGTCTGGCGTCGACGATGGGGATAGACCTTCACAGCGCGACCATGATGGTCACGAAGGCGATGGAGGGGAACTACGGAGCGCTGGGCCGGGTCGGGATTAGGGTTGCCGAGAACTTGACGGCGGAACAGAAGCAGGCATCACTCCTCGATCAGTTGAATAAACTCTATTCGCGCTCCACGGCTGAGACGGAGACCTTCGGAGGGGCGCTGAAGCAATTAGCTAATAACTGGGATGAGGTCAAGGAGGCGGCCGGGACGGCGATCATTAAGACCAAGGGACTTGGAGAAGCTGTCGTAGCCTTCAATAGGGCGATATCGGATTTCGTCGCTTCCGGCGGGTTCGCGCGTTTTCTTAATGACCTCATTCGGTCCATGCCATTTATTGGTAAATTTTCGGACGCCTTGAAATTGATGGCACTCTTGATGCGCATTCAGACCGCAGAATTCGAGCATGCCTCAAGAGTCAATGCCGGATTGGTGATTACGGCTGATGCATTAGGGAAGGCTTTCAAGGGCGCAGCTCCCATGCTCAAAATCTTCGGCGTGGACTTCAAGAGCCTCGTCGATATGTTCGTGAGCGCCCCGGCCAAGATCAATCAGACCGGGACAGCCGTCCATAACTTGACGGCGGCGGAGATCAAGGCGGCGAAGGAAGCGGTTGACGCGAAGAAGAAACTTGCGGCTGCGGTCCAGGAGATCATCAATAAATACAATCCTCTGAAGGCGGCGATGACGGCCGTGTTCAACGAGCAGAAGGTGCTGACGGCAGCGTTTAAGGCCGGGGCTATCAGTGAGGCAACATACAGGATCGGCATGGATGCCAGCACGAAATCACTCAGGGCGTTCGGCGAGACGATCATCGACACGGCCATTCCGGCCTATAACAAAATGGAGGCGGTTGCCAAGAAGGCGATTGCCAACATGGCGGCTGGGCCGCCGAAATTAACGAAGTCGTGGACTACGAATGTCGCCAAATGGGTTGCGGCAAATCAGCAAGCCTTCGAAAAAATTCTAGGTATTGCCTCGACCGTCACTGCCGCGATTGACGCTATCATGACGCAGAGCACGACAAACCGAATGCTTTTGCTGGACCAGGAATATCAACATCGGCTCGAACTGATTAATAACAGCAAGATGAACGAGGAGGAAAAGGAGAAGGCTATCACGGCCCTGGAAGCCGAGTATCAGATGAAGCGCCGGGCGGAAGAGGTGAAGGCGGCACGGGCGCGGAAGGCCATCGCCATCTTGACGGCCATTATCAACACGGCTGAGGGCGTCACGAAGGCTTGGGCGCAGGGCGGCGCTATCTTCGGGCCGATCCTTGCGGCCATAGTTGCGGCGGCCGGGGCTTTCCAGATCGCCCTCATCAAGAGCCAACCGATCGGAGCGGCGAAGGGGGCCATCTTCAAACAGAGAGCGCTCCTGATGTCGCAGGCAAGCGGTCAGGAATACGAGGTGGCCGAGGGCGGGGAGGCTGAGATTGTCAGTTCTCCGCGCCAGCTCCGGGAAGCCATCATGGGGCCGGGCGGCACGGCCAGTGGACCCGGCTTTCTTGAGATCCACCTCTATATCGACGGGAAAGAGATGAAGGACTTTATCGTCAAGACCATCCGCCAGCGGGGCAGGTCGGAACTCATGCTGATTCATCCACGGGCGGTGAGGGCATACTGACATGGCAATTTGTAAATTCCTATACGAAAACTTGTGGAAGGGCATCGAGGGAGTGGACTTCGAAACAACCGTATCCTCGGAAGGAACGAATTTTCCGGTGACAAATACACAGCGCCGGATCCCCGGCCGGAGGTGGAGGACAACCGGCTGCGTAGAGGACCAGTCCATTGTCCGTAATTTCTATTCAGAGATCACCGTCGAGGCATTCTGCATTCGTGGTAATAATTTCTCTGCCGATGCTGTGATCACGATACAGGGGAACAATGAGGATACCTGGGACGAGCCGGGGTTCGAGGCAATCCTGAGCCCTAACAATGAACGGCTGATGGCCGCATATTTCGACCCCCCGGTGACTTATCAGTATTGGAGGCTCCTGATTTCGGACCCCACGAACGCGGACGGCTTCATTGAGGTCGGGCCGATTTTTCTCGGTCCGGCATTCACCCCGGAAGTGAATTATAGAAACGGCGGCGCATTCACCCCGGAGGATTTGAGCGTCATCACGATAAGCGCGGGCGGACAGCGAACGGTCGTCGTCCAGGACCAGCCGGGGGCGTGGCAGTATTCGTTCAGGACATCGGAGAAAGCGGCGTTCGAGTTAATTCGCCAGGCCGTCGGCAGGTCGCTCCCATTCTGGTTCTGCGAGGATCCGGAAGCGGACGACCCGAACGAGGCGACGCAATATGTGGTTGCCACGGCCTGGAAGTGGGACCACATTCACTTGAATGTCTGGACCTTGGCCCTGACTTTGGCCGAAGAGATGTAGCATGAATTTCGCCGATCTGATCGAGCTCCCCGATTCCCGCCGATTGGTCGTCTGCGAGCACTATCCGGCGATGGAGGTCGAGGGCTTGGAGTGGACGGCGACCGAGGGCGGCTCCCATTACGCCGAGATGACGGACGGGGAAATCATCGAGGTTTTGGAGGCCGGGGCCGAGTATGCGGAGGTTTTTTCGGCGGCGGATTGTGACGCGACGGCCTCGACCTTCTTCATGGACCTGGAGAATAAACGGCTTTATTTGCACACTTCGACCGGAGTTATCCCTTCGCATCAAACCGGGGGGGTTTATGACTTTTGCATTCTGGCCTATTTCATCATCGGGTTCAGCGACCGCATGGACTCGAGCGGCAAGGACCCGGTGTTCGAGCCGGAGATTGAGAAGCTACTCGACGGCGGCCTGGAAGACTGGACGGACGCGACGGCGCTTGCGCATTGGACGAAGAGCGAATCGTCCGGCTCATCCATAAGCCGGGAGGAGACGGAAGTCCATAGCGGAGCGTATGCTGCGAAGTTCACGGTCGATGCGGGGGACCTCTGGTTCGAACGCATGGAGTATGCGACGGATGCTGAGGCTCAGGCGGCCTATGTCAACGAGGGGGACACGATAGGCGGAGTGATAACGCATGTCGGCGGTTATCGAATCCATACGTTTTATGAAAGCGGGACCTTCCAGGTTCTGTCCGGCTCCGTCGATGTCGAGGTGCTGGTGGTTGCTGGTGGGGGTGGTGGCGGAGGCGATGGCCCGGGCGAGGGCGCGACCTGCGCCGGAGGCGGTGGCGGAGGCGGACTTCTATATGACGACGCTTATTCGGCCACGGGAAGCATCCCCGTAACGGTGGGCGAGGGTGGCGAAGGCGGCGCAAAAGGGGACCGGTATGGCTGGGGAGATGACGGGGAAGATTCCGTATTCGGCACGATGACGGCTATCGGCGGCGGAGCTGGAGGCGGCTACATAAAGCCCGGTAAGCCCGGCGGGTCGGGCGGAGGCGGCGGTCTGAAAGAAAGCGCGGCCGGCGGTGTCGGCACGGTGGGTCAGGGCCACGATGGCGGGGATTCCGAGCCGGCAAATACCCACGCCTATTACGCCGGTGGCGGCGGAGGCGGAGCTGACGAAGCCGGGGCTGATGGGGTAGAGCCCTCGATAGGCGGCAAGGGCGGCGACGGCCTGGAGTATTTCGGCTCTTATTATAGCGGAGGCGGAGGCGGAGGAGCGAAGGTCACGGCCGGACTTGGCGGCCTCGGCGGTGGAGGCAACGGTAGTGCATCGACGGGAGCGGCTAACTCCGGGACACCCAACACGGGCGGCGGAGGCGGCGGATCGAGGAGGGATGGCGCAGGCGGCAAGGGCGGCAAGGGCATCGTCATCATCCGGATCGCGGATATCCCGTCTTTGGAGTCCTATTCGGAAGCCGCCATCAAGCAAGAGGGCGATTATTCCTTAAAAGGCGTCGCGCTCATCGCGACGAGCCTGAACAAGACCCTGATCCGGACGATTTCAACGCCCATTAATCTGACGGACATCAACACCATCAAATTCGATATCCGGGCCTCGCGGACCGGCTCGAATATCAAGGTCGGAATCCACGACAGCGGCGGGACGACGACGGAGACGACGCCGAACATCGTCGCGGCCGATACCTGGCAGACCATCACCTGGGACATCTCCGGCGTCTCGAACGCGAACAAGGACGCGATAGATACAATCATCATTACGGTCGTCAATGCGGGTGCGGCCAATACGTTTTATATCGACAAGATGTATCTTCCGTCGGCCCATACCGGAGCGCTTTCCCTTTCTCAAACCGGGATCATCCTACGGCCGGAGTGCAAATGCCGATCGAGGTTCCGGCTGAAAAGCACGGTCGCCTCGCCGGGCGTGATGGTAAAGTGGGGCATCCAGGATAGCGCCGGGAATGTCTGGTATAACGCCACAGCCGAAACGTGGGGCGCGGAAACTTACAATGAGGCCTCGGGCATCACGAGCGCGGGCTGGACCGAAGTTGCAGTCGACTTCCCGGCAGATGATGGTTATTCGAATTATAAGTTCATCGTCAAGACGGGGACAGTGGACCGGGGCGAGGTTTATAGTTTTTACTTGGATGACTGTTCACTCATCAGAATTCTGAAGCCTATGCCCTACCGGGCCATTATCCCGCAGGGTGGAGCGCCGCAAATCACACAGAGCGTCGGGGATTATTACATCGGGGATGTCGTGTTCTCTGCGGGAGAAATCCGATACGGGAATGACGGCTGGTGGTATGAAGCACTCGTCGATTATATCTGGCACCTGAAGAAGTTCTGGCTGAAGGCCGGGGCCATCGACTCGGATTATTCGGAACTCGGGACGCTCTTCTGGGGCCGGACGAGTCGTCCGGTCGTAACGGACCGGGAGGCGACCTTCGAGGTCGTGGACGCGCGGGAGGGGCTATTCGGGTCCATCCCGTCAGTCCTCTTTGATCTGACGACCTATCCGAACATGGACCCGGAAGAGGTAAAGAAGGCGAGGGCTATCCCAATCCTTTTTGGCGAGCTCGACAACATCACGCCTATCTGTATCGACACGACGATCTGGAAATATAAGATTGCGGGCCATGAACTTGAGGAGATCAGCGCGGTCTACAAGGATGGCGTCACGCTCACCCTGACCACGGACTATACGGTTGACCTGGCCAACGGGGAATTCACGCTCGTCGCGGACCCGGAGAACGGCGTCATCACCTGCAAGGCGAAGGGCGCCAAGTGCAAAATCCAGGACGGGACCTACAGCGCCGTCGGCGCGGACATTTTATTCGCGGCCCTGACGACGTTCAACTCGCCTGCCATCCCGAAAAGCCAGATTGACTTGGTATCGTTTCTGGACCTTCAGGCCAACCGGATTCAGCCGTTGGCCGCCTACCTGACGGACCAAGCCCCGGTGCTGGATTTCGTTCGGAAAATCCAGGACTCGAACGTGTTTCATCTCATTCCGCTCGCCAACAGGACCTTCGGCGCGTTCCGTTATGCGGTCGGGACGACGGGGAGCGAAGTCCGCATCGACCAACATGACTTCGCATCATTCGCCCTGAGGTATGACACGGCCCCGGTCCGAAAGACCGTGATCATAAAATACGGCCAGGATCCCACGACTAAGAACTGGCTGGCGGAAAAGGTGACGGATGCGAATATCGGGTATCGCTATGACCAAGCGGAAATTTTAGAGAAAGAGACCTTACTGACGGTCGCTTCCGATTCGGCGACGCTGGGACAGTTTTATCTGAACATCATCCGTTCGCCGGAGAAGCGAGTATCGGGGACCGTCCCGGCTTTGCTACTGGGCCATCGGCCGGCCGAGAAAATCTTCGTGTCCAAATCTATCCGAGACGGCGAAGGCGTCACCCAGACCATCCTTGCCGAAGAAGTCTATCGGGCGCTGACGCTGGTCAAGAACGCCGGGCCGGCGACCGTCGAAGTCGAGGCCGTCCTGGACATTCAGAGCACGGGCGCGATGCACAATAACATCTCCCATGTGGACACCCACAGCGACAGCCATACGGATGTCCTTCACGTGGATGAGCATGGTGACGGGGATCACGGCGACAAGCATGCCGATGTCGTCCATTCCAACAGTTATAGCGATAACCCCTATGATGATCACGCTCATGTCGATGTCCACAACGATGCCCACACAGATATTGAACACACGGACACCCACGGGGATGCCGCATACACGGATACGGCCCACGGGAACGCCGGCCATTCGGATAACCCCCACGAGGATATCCCCCATACGGACGGGGCGGGCCACTCGGATTCGCCTCATGTCGATTCCCATTCGGATATGGCCCACCAGGATTTCTATAAGGACATCCACGTGGATGACGACACAGGACTTCCTTATCGCGATTCCCACGGGGATTCTTATAATGATTCCCATAGGGACTCCCATTCGGATACGCCTCACGGGGATTCCGCCTACGTGGACGTCCCCCATGAAAACAGCCCCCACGAGGACCTCAGCCACACGAATACCGCCTACGTGGATTCCCGCCATACCGACGTCCATGCGAACACTTCCCACACGGATGTCCATACAAATAACCACGGGGATACTCATACGGATGTCCCCCCCGAAGATAGGCACTATGATCGGGCATATCGGGATTATCACGCAGACGGAGGCCACGACGATACGGCCCACGAGGACGTGATTCACGAGGACGTCGCGCATGTAAATGATCACGGAAATATCGCTCACGGAGACTCGGAGTATTAATGGGACTACATTTCAAGCTAATGGATTGTAACGGCCTATGTCGGTCATGCTATGAGCGGCGAATCCGGAAGACGCAAGGCCGGACCGGCTATAACCTCGTAGCCATGCTGGCGACGCTTCGGCGGGAGGCCGCGAAAGAGACGCCGGAGAATAGGCGGAAGTATTCGGTCCCCTGCGTCCACGGCGGGGAGCCGCTGATGTTCCCGTTGGCGGACTTGCGGACGATTCTTAAGACGATGCATGAGCTTTATGGCCGGTCCTCCATACAGACGAATGGCCTCTTGATATCAGATGATCATCTGGCGATGTTCAAGGAGTTTAACGTCGGGGTCGGGGTTTCAATCGACGGTGACACGGTGGAATTGAATCAAGGCCGCTGGAATGACATTGATCAAATTCCACGCCTCAAGGATGCTCCGCTGATCCGTGAAGCGTTGAAGGAAATGGAGAAAACGGGGACTCGAGTAACGTTGACAAATATGAAGCGGGCCCGGGCGGCCGGGCTGTGCGTCTCGGCCATCGTGGTTCTCAGGCGATACAACGCGACCCCGGACCGACTCCCGGAACTTAAGAGGTTCCTGCTGCGGCTCGAAGCGATGGGCGTCACGTCGATTCGGACAAACGAGGTTATCGTTTTCGAGGACGAATTCGGGGACGAAGAACTGACGCCTACCGAACTCGGCCGGGCTTTCGTCTATCTCGCGGACCTTTGCTTCGCGGATCCCGGCCGGGCCTGGTATCCTTACCGGGACGTCGTAAAGATGCTGGTCGATGGCGGGGATTCGACCTGCACGTTCAACGGATGCGACATCTGGCGGACCCAAGCCGAAACGGCCATCATGGAGGACGGAGCCATCGGCGTCTGTCTCAAAGGCGGGGCGGCCCTGGACGGGATTCAGGCGCTTGCCGCAGAGGAGCCCGGTGCGGAAAGGGTTCACGCCTTGGCGATGATCCCCCGGGAACTCGGCGGCTGTAAGGGATGCGAGTTCTGGGGCTTATGCGGCGGCGGGTGTCCCGGCTCGGGAATCGATAATGACTGGCGGAACCGGACCCGATTCTGCGAAGCGTATAAGACACTTTTCCAGCACGTGCGCACTCGGCTCAAGGGGATCATGCCGGACATTGCGCTTAAGGAATCGTGTGATCGGACGCGGAGATGGGCCGGAGGCTCCGGCCACGGCGATGCGCACGGCGACGAGCACGGGGACAAGCCACACGGAGATCATACCGATGTTTGATATGAAATTGATGGAGGGACTTGACTTAGCGCCGTCGTGTCGGACGGTCTGGTTGAGTGAAGAGGCTCGACGGGTCTGGGCTCCCATCTTTCCTAAGCTCGGCGCGATGGTATCGGACCTTGAGGTCTTGAGCGTAGCACGTTGGCAGCGGCCCTGCGCTTGGCAGACAATCGGCGAAGATCAATTCCCGAGGCTTGCGGCAGCATGGGCGGAGATGGGCCTGGTCAGCCTGCCGATCAAGCGGGTCCGAAACTTTACGGGGTTCGCTCATAGGCATGAGGAGCCGCGGCCCGGGGAAAGGGCGAGCCTTTGCGTCATCGTATCCCGGACGCTCAAGGATACCCTGCGATTCAAGTCGTCCTTCGAGAAGGGAGATAATGACGTGCAGGGTGAACTCCTGGGATTCCCGAAATGCTGCCGGACGTTCTTCTGCGAGACCTGGGCCAAAGGATATTTTGATCCGGTCTGGCAGGCGGCCTTGAACTCAAAGCATACGATTATCGGGGAAAGGCACATAAGGGTCGAGAGCCATCCATTTGCGAATCCGGTCTTGCGCTATGCAGGTCTTCGGGTCGGATTCCATATTCCCCATGCTCTCGACTGCCAAGAGACGATTGCCGTTGCAACAGAGAGAATGAAACTCGCTAAGGCGACCGATCCAAATCTAACGAAACTTTTAGGCGGTCTGCTTTCCATGCCGATGAGCTGGGATGTCTATCATGGCGTCGCGGTTGTGAGGACACCGATATTTTATTTGATTGTACCCTCGGTTCCGGCGGTTGAGCGGTATGTCGTCGAGGTCGTGAGCGAGCCTGAATTCCGGCCGCGGGAGGGCGTGAGGGGGATCGAGTTCCCATTCGAGGAGGGCCAAGATGTGGGCGGATAAAAAAGAATACGAGGCCGCCCTGCGGCAGATTAATCTACGTCTGGAAGCTCTGGCTGCTAAGGCGGCAGCGGCGGAGGGCGGAGGGAATATGGTTTATACAACTGCTGCATCGCACACGCACAGCGGCGGGGGGGCTTATGAAACCGTCCTCAATATCGCGGCGAC